TCTTTCCGTAAGCCTTTGCCCCTTTCTCTCCACCTTGGCGGACAGGCTGTTCGTTCAAATCATGGGGGCCTACAGCGTGCCCGGAGAAGTTGGTATCAGTGCTCTTAAAGAGCTTGAAGATATACTGGGGTCCAACAAAAACCCCTTTTCCATCGTGCCCTGAGATCGTTCGTTGTTTCACTGGATCGTAAAGATGTTCTTTCTCTTCAACCCCGTGTTTTTTCATCAGTCCCTTTACCCACTCAACTGTGTCCCCCGTATGAGAAGGATCGTAGTTGATGGATTTTCCAATTTTTGCGGCAACTTTTGCAACAGCCGTTTCAATAATCTGAGAAGGGTTTATTCTGCTTACGACGCCAGCAGAGGTGAATAGGGCATCAACTGGTTTTCCTTTGGCATCTTGAAGCATTTCATGATCAGGGATAATTCTAGCAACAACACCCTTGTTGCCATGTCGGCCGGATAGTTTGTCGCCAATTTGCATAGACTCTTGAGTCTTTATGAGGATTGCTACTTGTCGATCTGAACGAACAACCTCAATGATTTCTCCTGGTACCGTATGTTCCCAAGTGAGAACAATTTCTCGGAAAGGTTTAGTAAGACTCTTTGATATTCTTCCAAGGATAAGGTCTGTTCCAGAAAGTTGAGTCTTAGTTACCCCTGAAACAAGAAGGTCGTGAGGGTTGACTTTGGCCCCCTTCTTTACGATTCCGTTCTCATCAAGATGAGCATACTGCGCGGGTTGGTACTTTGCGCCAAAGAAGGTGTGGTGTTTATTTTGTGAAAGTTCGATGAGGGGAGTGATGGGAAGAACCTCACGATACATATGCTCACTGGTGAGTTTTTGTGCGGCACCTTCGGAAATAACCACCGCGTCATTGGAGTTCAAACCGTAATACGGGACATATGCGACCGTGAGATTCTTTCCTAAGGAAAGTATGCCGTCTCGGGTGTAGTTGGAGTCTCCTAGTGCTTGTCCAGCAGTGACCTTATCGCCCGGATGCACGCTGAGGGTATGGTGCAGAGCCGTTTTAGAAGGGAAAGGAAAGTTGGTCTGGTATGGGACTCGGACAAGGTCTTTGTCTCCAGCATCTTTCTCAAGTTCTTCAGCTTTTTTTTCTGTGCGGGGCTTAATGTAGATGAAATTTTCATCAATCTTCTCCACAGTTCCGTGTATTGGAGAAGTGGGTACGACCATGTGTCCGTAGAGTTCTTCGAACGTTTTTCCTGGGATGTGTGAGACAACTTGAACTAAAGGAGCCTCCCGTTGAAGCAAGGGAAGGCTTTGCGTTTGCATCTTTGCTCCCATGATCGCCCTGTTTCCCTGCATATTCCGTAAAAACGGTACGAGCGAAGTGGAAGGCGAGAGGGTGTAGGCTTCGTGAGGAACTTGATAAGCTACGCTGGTATGCGGGACTCTAGTTATTTTTCCGTTCACCAATGCGTCTACTTCTCCCTTCATTTCTTGATAGGGAAAAGCAACCACATGCTGCGTAAGATCTCCTGACTTAACAAATTCTCGTTTGCCCGTTTTTACGTTAAGAAGTGGCGTATAGAGGTTTCCTTGGTTATCTCTATGGGCAACAATTGATGCCCGAACGTCCACCCCAGCATGGAAACTTTCTGGAGTACGGATACCGTCTAGCGTTCCGTAGTGAGTCGCATGTGTGAGCCGGGCATCCTCAGGAATGGCTCTCTCTGAAGGGATTCCCCCCTCACCGAGAGAAGTGACTTTTACAGCATGATCAAGAAGATCAATGGGATTTATTCCCATTGGAATTGCAGTTAACGGCGAGGTAGTAACAAATCTCTCAATAGAATCCGAAAACGGAGCGGGACGAAGAGATTCTCGGATTGAGTCTTTACCGTGCAAAGCGTATCGAGCTTTTTGCGCCCAGGTTCGTGCGGTAAGACGAAGGCGTTCTGCGAGAAAGTCATCTACCGAATGAAAGGTTTTGAAGGCAAGACTGTCGGAGTCATCAACTTCTTTTTTTCCTGTGTGAACATCCAGGAGTTTCTTTGCAGCGAGCATAAGTACTTTAGGAGTTACTTTATCAAAAGGCTGTCCTAAAGTAAGATTTGTTACATGGGGATCCATCGCGGTATTGGCAAAATGCTCTTTTACAGCACTCAGTTTTGTTTCGTGTGAAGCGCCAGGAAGTTGCTTCGATGGATGGATAACTTTTGCATAAATCTTTGAAATCGTTGGTTCTATCTTTTTGGAAAAGTGAGTAGCGTTGAGATTGGCGACATCACTTCCGATATGATTTGCAATTTCTTCGTGGGATGTACCCAGAGCTCGTAACACGGAGTAGAGGGGCAGGTTGGTGCTGTCATAGGAGATATGAAGAGTTCCTTTCTCGGGATGGAGAGAAAGATCGAAGTTTGCTCCTCGGGAGAGGTTGAATGAGGTATGAAGTTCACCATTTCCAGCCCTTTGTGTATAAACTCCAGGACGTCTACGGAGCATGTTAGCGATCTGATACTCATTCCCATTGGAAATAACTGTGTGTCTTTCTGTAAAGTAGGGAATGTGAGTTAAAATGAAGTTTTTGGCTTCGTCTATTACATTTCCTGTCGCCTTATCTTTAAGAACAAGCGTCCCTTTTATGGTTTCATTCAGGGAAGCCCCCGTCATCAGTGCTCTTTTTTGTTCCTCTGGACCGAAGTCTTTTTGATGAACGGCAACGTCCTTTACTTCCAGTGTTCTTGTTTTTAAGTCCACTGGAAAGATGGAATGCATCTCATTTATGACACGAGCATGTATCCGATCACGTAGAGCGGGAGCATCAATGAGGATGGGGGTCAAGACAGGGGCGTCAGCCATTGGAGTCCCTCAAGAATAACACTTGGAACGTGGTACAAGCACTAGATAAGAGCCTTGTACTCAGGGCTCTAAAGAGTTCCCCTAACTAGGAGATGGGGAATGGTTATCCGTTCGCTCCTCTCCCTATTGGTTTTCATCGCCAAAGCGGCGAGCAGATAGGGAGTCAGGCTGGGGCTGCCTCCGATCCATCAGGGGTCGGAGGCGGTTCCGGTATTTTTTCGAACTCAGCCCAGCCCACACAGATCTGCACAGAGCCGTCCTTGAGGGTTTCTTCTCGGAAGGTTGCGAAGGTGACCTCCTCGCGGAGTCCCCGGTTGACCAGGGTCACGTAGGCTTCTCGATCGTTATGGGAGCAGGGAGGAATCTGGTATGGGCCTTCACTGCCTTCTTTTTGGATCATCGCTTTGAATAGCGCTCGGCACGACGAACAGTTTACACGGTGAACTGTGAAGACGTCGTAGTGAAAGGTGGATTTTCTACGCAGTGGAAGCGCTGCGTGAGGATGAAGGATCTTGTCCGCAGGGGATTTAAAACTATTTATTGGCAGCGGTTCAGGAAACTCCGTTGGAGGAAAAAAGGGAGTTTCAAAAGCCCTTATTTCTTCTTGAGGCTCTAATTCATCACGAAGAGCTTCAACGAAGGAGGCATCTTTGTTGTTTTTTGCCATGGATTATCCCATTGGTCCCGCAGGCCCTTGCGCAGGCCCCTGTTGTTGTGACATTGATTTAGCTTGAGCGGCTTGTGTAAGACGCATTTGCTCTAGAAGTTGAATAACGCAAGAGTACAAGACCCAGTCTTCAGTTTGTAGCGAGTGGAGCTGTGATCTTCGCTCACCATCAGGCAGGTTTGCTAGCTGTTCTGCTTGTTGCTGTGCAGCAGCATATACCGCTTGCTGATCGTAATTCATCCCTTGACCTTGTTGCATTGCAGCTTGCGCTTGTGATTGTGCGCTAAGGGATGACTGTACTTTTTGAACTTCCGTTTGCACGTCTTGTTGGAAGCGTGCCTTAGCAATTTGTTCCTCTTTAAGTTGTTTACGCACTTGCACAGGATCTTTACCAAGTGCTTCAAAGACATCACTAGCAGGAAGTTCTCCAGCTTGGAACAATTGGAGAAGGAGTTGTTTATTGTCTACGTCATCAATCATTTTGAAATCGGCAAGTCGGGTTTCAATGGGGGTATAGCTTAGGAACTTGGCACACTTATCAGCAATCCATTGAATAACACCGTTTAAGTCTTCTATGTGGGTTTGGAGTTGGTTTTCGATCATTCGAAGAGTGATCTCACCACGTGTCTGGCCAAGTCCCCCAGAAAGAAACTCCATCGGAACACCCATGGAGAGGATGATATTTTTTTCAGCAGCCTCTACTTCTCCTAAAGTGAGAAGAGCTCTTCCTTGTCCACCGATGTCTTGAAGCCCAATGGGTGTGGGAGAGAACATTATGTGAAGGGGATCCCTACGGAATCGGCGGTAGTTGGCTTCAAGCTGTGAACGCCACTCTGCAAGATTGATTGTAGAAATAGGATCTCCCGCAGGAGACGACGCTTGTGGGTAAAAGACTCGCATAGGAGCGATATGCTCTAGTGCAATAGCCTCGTTTGCTTTACGAAGTGTGGCAACAAAGAGGAATAGTTTTATTGCTGCTGTGATGGGCGGATACCCCCAGTGTGATTCTATTCCAGCAAGACCAGGGACTTTAAGGTGGTAAATTTGCCCTGGTGCAAATTCAAAGGTTCTATTTTTTGCAATGCACTGAAGAATATCCGCAGGCATTGTATTGACAAGATTTCTGTCTCCTCGTTTGATTGCAACTTTCATCCAATCTGGAATTGTGTAATAGAACACACTTTCATTTGTGATGGGATTATGGGAGATATCCATAAGTTTTGGATCCCATCGAATGATATGTAACTTAGAAGGGTCATTAAGTTTTGTATCGGTGGGGGAAACAGAACTTTCACGTTTACACGAGGGACAAGTAAAAGTGAATAGGGCTTTATCCGCGTTGTACTTGTAGTCTATAAAGCGAATTCCCGTTTTTACGGGGCAGTATTTACACTCAAGTTCTCGACGGAAAGGTTCATACATGGAAATGAAACAGTTTCCATATGTGTACTTATCGAAGGAAACCTCGGTTAAAAATCCTTTGAGTCGAAGATGCTTTTCAAAGAGATCCTTGTAGCGTTTTCGCTCAGATTCGGCAGAAGTGTCATACACGAAACGGGTGATGGGATACTCTCCGAATTTCTTGATCACTGCGTAGAGATGCGCTGAAGCGTGTACGAGATATTCGGCCCATCGAAATAGATCCTTGAGTTTCCTGGGAACAAATCCGGTGAGATAATCAAACATCGGATTTGCGTGGCCCGCTTCACGAGCCAGCAAAACATCGGCAGCACCGGGACCAGTAACAAGTTCAGATGTCATGGTCTTTAAGTTTACAACGTAAAGGAATGAAATGACAAAGCTTCCGAAATTAACTTTGACATGGCTGAAGCGTACTCCTGTCTTTGTTCTTTCGGTAAAAGACGATGAGCCTTGGCAGCGTGTGTGGGGAGCAAAGCGTCTTCCGAATGGTGATTGGGCTTTTCCTGCATATTTTCCGTTTGGAATGTGGAGCGTAAGTGACCTTAAGGTGATCTATTCACAACTCGAATATGATGAAAAAGCACAAGAGCAGCGAGAGAAACTTTATCGGAAAGCAACATCAATAATTGATATTCTGGATTGTTGGAAAAACGGAAAATCTCCTCTCAGTTGGCTTCCTGCTGGTTTCCAGTTTCATGTACCCCCCTTTCATCATCAAGAGTTAGGAATTTCTCTCGCATTTCTTAACTGGAGAGAGTTTTTTCTATGGGAAATGGGGACAGGAAAAACAAAAGTAATGATTGAGACTTTCCGTATTCTTAAAAAAATAGGGGAGTTTACGAGAGCCTTAGTGGTTGCTCCTCCGATTGTTTCGTCTACTTGGGAGCAAGAGATTCAGTTTCATGCTCAAGGAGAATTGTCGTTTTCTCAGTGGAGTGGGGGAGAACTTCCCCAGACGGATGTAGTGTTTGTAAGCTATACCCGTGCAGGATTAGCGAATACAAGAGCCGCCGCAGTACGAAAACTCCTTCTCAATTTTAAGAAGTTAACCAGTGAAGAAGTAAAGGTACTTCTTAAGAAGATTAATGTACCAGATTACGATGAAAAACGGCTTATTCCTCTTGCGAAGAATCCACTAGAGATACTTGATTATGATATTATTGTTGCTGATGAGAGTCACTATCTTGGCAATTGGCGCAGCGACCAAACTCAAGCAACCGTGACTCTTTCAGCGGGAGCCGCAAGACGATACGCTCTTACGGGAACCGCAGGGGACCAACCACTTAAATACTTTTCTCAACTGTTCTTTCTAGCACCTGGGCTGATGCCGATGAACTATGAGACCTTTTGGAAAAGTCACGTAACAGTGGCTCCAGGATCAAAACACAGAGTCATTGGTTATAGGCACATGGATAAGATAAATGACAAAGTAGATCGTATTGCTTCTCGAATGAAAAAATTGGATTGTCTTGATCTTCCTCCAGTGACAATTTCTGATATTCTTTTTGATTTAGGATCAAGACAAGTTGAACGATACAATGAAATTGTCCGTGAGATGCAAATCTCTTTTACGGAAGATGATCTTCCTAAGTTTGCACTTCTTCCGCATGGTGCGGCCCGAGTAACTAAACTTCTTCAACTCACTTCGGGATTTGTCATTAAAGGAAAAGACTATTCAATCTGTAACGGGTGCGCCTACATCTCTGAGTGTGTCGCTTCACACACAAGACCATTTACCCCGGGGTGTGATCGCGCAAAGGAGGCCCCTCCAGATCAAATAATCAGAGACATGGAAAACGTAAAACTCGATATCTTTGAAGGACTTATTGAAAACATTCTTACTAGTGATGATACGAATAAAATCATCTGTTGGGGATGTTTTCTTCCTGAACTGGATGACATGGAAGAAGTTTGTAAACGCCGTGGGTGGAAACACATACGGATTGATGGAAAGAGTTCGCGAAATATAAAGAAACTTCAAGAAAAGTTTCAAAAAGATCCAGATGTTCGGGTATGTGTAGGAGAGGTTGCTTCTGGAATTGGGATAAATCTTACGGCAGCAAACTACGTAATTTACTATTCTCTCCCATGGGACCGTCTTCAATATGACCAATCAAAGGACCGGAATCATCGTCCAGGACAGGATAGACCCGTCACTGTCTATCGCCTTCTTGCTAAAGGAACTCTCGCTGTTTTCTTAGCAGCACTTCTTCAGTTTAAATCAAAGATTGCATATACGCTTTCAGAAAAAATTACTTGTTCGGTTTGTTCTGATCAAGAAAGATGTGCGAAACAACAAATACACCCCTTTCATAAAGGGTGTAAGTACCAATCCGAGGTCTCGCGGCCCATTGCAAAGGCGGAAGAACTATGAAACTCAATGTGGGAATTACTGAAGAAGAACTTCGAGAGATTATAAGTACTCATCTTAAGGCTCAGGGGCTTACTCCTCCTGAAGATTTGGAGGAAAGTATTGTTTTTTCCATGATCGATACTGAAAATGGCCCAATGTTTCTGGTAGAAGTCTCCGGTGTTACTGTAGCACCAAAGGTGGGGGCAAAAACGGTTTCTTTGTCTTCAGTGACAAGGAGTACAAGAAGCCGGGTTGTAAATCTAGATGAAGAAGAGGACGCACAGAAGACAGCAAAAGAAATGGCCGCGTTAAGCTCAGAAAGTCAAAGACTAACTCAAGAAGGGCCAAAATTAGGAAAAGATAGCGCGAGAATACCGACCAGGATATTTAAAGACTTTGGCGAAATAGGAAAGGATCCGTCAGACATGTCGGATGAGATATAATGAGAGAAAAACTTAGTTTTCCTGACAACTTTTTGGATAAAGGGCTTCCAAGAGGGTACTTTTCAGCTTCGGAGTACGGTGGTTATAAGAAGTGTGGAAGGCAGTATGAACTTTCATATTGCCGGAACATAAAAGTTCCTCCTGGATCCTCAATGTTCAAGGGACAGGCGCTGCATGCGGGAGTGGAAGCGGCGCTTAGATATAAGAAGGAAACTAACGACGTTCCTTTGATATCAGTAGGACAAGTTGCTATAAGTGATCATTTTAAAGCAGCGAAAGATCAAAATGTTCAATGGGACGAAAAAGAAACCGAAGAAACCGCTAAACAAGCGATCTTACTCGCTTTTGCGGTATATCATGCTTCTTTGATTTCTTCTGTTCATCCGGTTGAGATTGAACAGCGTTTCATAAAGAAGATTGGGAGTGTTCCAACATTAGGGTATATCGATCTTATTGATCAAGTTCCTATTGGAAATGCAGCAGGACCGACAAAATTGGTTGTTTGTGACCTTAAGTACACCAAACAAACTTGGTCACAAGACAAACTTGAAAAAGATCCGCAGTTCACCCTGTATGCAATTGCTACGGGTATTGCAGACGTAAGGGTGGATAACATTGTTCATAAAGTGAAAGGGCCAGAATTCACACAAAAAGAGGCGCATAAAACACCACACGATCAAAAAGTTTTTATAGAGGATTACGAAGAAACTGTGGAGCTAATTAAGAAGGGAATTTTTCCGAAGGCTTCGATCGACTCCTGGCAGTGCTCTCCCGAGTGGTGCGGGTACTGGAATCAGTGCCGAGGAAAGGAGTAGACTTGAGTCATGGAAAAGCGCGGAGTCGTCACAAAACCCCCAGTAGAAACTTTACAGAGTAAATCGGCTGGAGTAGATCTGAATGAGTGCGACGTGATAAAGTGCCCACGGTGCGGCGTCGTATTCGATCAGGTCCATCGCAATCTGATATCGACCGGTACGTACGCCTGCCCCAATTGCGGGACCGCGCCTTTCGAGGTCTAGCCATCGCCCCTGCTACTCATGACCCTCATCGTCAAACCATCGTTGCTCTCTATTTAGCGCTCTTTGTTTCTAACAAAGAGGAAATAGAGATCGCCTTGGATTTTTGGCGTTGTTATAGGCACATTATCGAAGGTCATTCACTAGATACGATTCCTTTAATGACCGTTTCTAAAGAAGAATTTCTTGAAAAGCTTAAGTACGTATTAGAACATGGCTCATTGTTTGATGAGCTCAACAAGGGAGACTTTCCATGACAGCAGAGAAAATTGAAACCAAGAAAACAAAAGATAACAACACGCCGCTCAAGCCAATGGAATATAAATTTCGTCCGGTTGACCAGAATACTCCGAGAGTCCCGATTGACAGTATTGTTGCGTTGAACTTCGATTCTCGTTCAACAGTAGTAGAAGCTCCTGACGAGATGAAAGCTTCCGTTAAGGAGAAGGGAATCATGCTTCCGCTGGTGATTGCGCCTTTATCCGATGGGAAGAATCTTCTCATTGATGGGCGTAAGCGATTGGATTGTGCTCATGCAGCGAAGCTCAAAGATGTTCCTGTTGCTTTTCAAGATCTCAAGGCAAAGACACCGAAGGAAGCTTACGATGAAGCAATCTCGATGTGCATTGAGGCCAATGAACAGAGGGTGGATCTCAATGCCTGGGACCGTGCCATCTCGTACTCAAAGCTTGTCGAGTTGGGGAAATCGCAGGAAGAAATCGCCAAACTGGCTCGGCGTTCAGCGCCCTTTGTCTCACAGCATCTGGGAATGCTCACCCTTGATAAGCGTGTTCAGGAGCTTCTTCGTAAGAACGCTACAGATGGAGCAATTCTGTCCAAGGCGCGTATTCTGAAATCCATCAAAGATCCAGATACTCAGTTCGCAGTGGGCAGAGACTGTTTCAACAAAGATGATCCTTGGACAACGACCGCCCTTACGGAAGCTGTAGAGCGTATCAAAGCCAAGGAAGCGGCAGCGGAGGAACGACGGATTGCCCGAGAAAACAACAAGGAGAAAGTGAAGCGGACCAAGAAAGACGGGGAAGAAGAGGAAGAAGAGGAAGAGGAAGAGAGCGAACAGGCGTCCATCTTTGCGGACGCGAAGGTAGTGGCAAAGGTCGCAGAGATTCGCGCTCTCGGTGAATTGGTTGAGATACGCCTTGGGAAGCTTCGTTCAACTGAGACTCCTGATGAGACAAAGGTTGCCTACTTGAAAGGGCAGTTTGATGTTTTGAAGATGCTCATTGGACAAAAGAAAATGCCCAAGAGCATTGCTGGTGACGAGGGTGAAGACTAAACCAGTTGGTGTGTTGCTGTAATCACCCAATCCTTAGGAAGTCCGTTCGCTTCTACCCCTTCTGAAGAAAGATAGTCTTTGATCTGATTGAGACTCTTCTCTTTCAGTTGACGGATACACTCACTCGATAGGAGCGTACCGTCAATGAGATAGAGGAGTCTAGCTAAAGCGCGGAAGTTTTGCGTCTCTCCTCCGCGAAGTCCATAGTAGTGAATCAAAATAAAACGTTCTCGGCACGATAGTCCTGAGGCAGCTAAATAAGAGAGCATGTTCAATTCTATCTCTTGTGCTGATGTCTCAGGACTATCGGACGCTGGGAGAAGAGACGTATCGTAAGAAGTAACAATAGGTTCAACAGTGGTGTATTCCGATATTATCCCCAGAGCCATTAACTTATCTTCGTTGGTTTTTTGTTTTCTGAGATCTTTTCTGCGATGATTGGGGATATGCACTCCTGGTGCTCGGTTGATGAACTCTCTCATGTACACATCAATCCACGAAGCACCATACGTTAAGAAACGTGTTCCCCTGGCGAGATCGAATTTATCGATAGCCACCATCAGTCCAATGTTACCTTCTGCGATAAGTTCTTGTCGTAAATCAGGGTCTTTTGTTTTTCGGTGGGCGTGACGGATAACAAACTTGAGGTACCCACAGGCTATTCGTTGTTTTATTTTCGCTTTCTCTTTTGAACAAGGAGCGTCTCTATATAAAGCGAATAATCTTTTTTCTTCATCGGGAGTTGGAATTGGGTATAGTCCAACTTCTTGATAGTAGTCGGAGGCTACACGATCGTCATGTGTGTTGATAGTCATTTACAACCTCTTTGTTTTGAGGTATTAATAAAATCTCTCATCGCTATTGCGATTCACCATAGGAGTTCCACGTGGGCAAAAAAGACACTTCTACAAAATCTTCTGAAGTAACAACTACTACAACAGAGAAAACCGATAACGTTGAAACAACACAATCTGTTGATACGACTCTTGTGACTTCTCCTTCGTCATCGGGGACCATGAGCCACCTAGTAAAGATCCTTCCTCACATGAAGGATGACTTGGCGACGATGAGAAAAGTTACTAAAGAAGAGTTTACCGAAGCGATGGCTGCGCTTCCAGAGGAATTTCGAAATAACTTTCAGAAGCTTCTTGAACAGATGAATCCCAAGAAGACAGGGATGCACGCCGGGCCGACGAAGTTCACGCCTTTCGTTCTGATAGCGAACCAAGGCATCGGCAGTGATCCTATGCGTCCTCAAAGATGCCCCAAAGGCGCAGCGTACAGTAGCACTGGGGATCTTGTCATGGTTCTCAAAGAGGACATGGAGGCATACGAAGGGAAACCTTCGAAGATTGCAGTGTCGGTGGTTGGGATGTACAATTCTCGAATCTTCTTTGCTCAGAAAGACGCTTCGGGAAATCCCAAGCCCCCTCCAGGAGTAGAACTGAAAGGGACTGAGCCTGTTTGTTATTCCAGGGACAGAATCCGTGGCGTTCGTTACGGGGAGTGTGATTCTTGTCCGTATCGTCCGCAATTCGGAGCTGCTACAAAGGCTTGCCAGGACGGGCTTGATCTGTATGTGATGAATGCAGATATGTCTGTAATTTACGTTCTTGGTTTGAAGCCGTCTTCTTTCAAAGGTTGCTCTGGGGTTATCGAGAAACGACAAAAGACATGGCCCGAACTGTTTTCGGGGCAGTTCTGGCTTTCCAACGAACTTATCAAACGCCCAGGACAAGAGTTCGTGGTTTGGAAAGCTGACCCAAGAGTCGATAAGAGCAACAATCCCGTTATGAACAGTCCAGAAGTAATACGCCTTCTCAATCTCGTTGCTAGGCAGATTGAAACGGACGTGTACCTGCCGTCTTTGGCTGGGGTTTATCTCCGTCAATCGGAAGGGAGCGGGACTGAGGAAACAACGGTCAGTCCTGAAATCATTGCCGCCGCAGCGGGCGGTATCGACTATTCCGGTAGCGGTAACGTCTAGGGAGTGAGGCCACAGGCGCGGTGCTCTTACGGGCACCGCGCCTGTTTGGTCCGATGAAATTTGGTCGAAACCCCGGCGCGTCCGGGCTTTACACGGTAATCTCTTATGGAAATTACACCTTTGGTCTTGAAACACGCGCCGTGGTCCTTTTCGAAAATTGGGGTTCTTGATCTCTGTGCTCTTCAATATCATCGCAAGCATATAGAAAAGGTCAAGGAGCAGCGTGTATCTTTTGCCTCAAACGTAGGTGTGGTGGTTCACTACATCACGGAGCACATGTTGAAGCTCAATGAACCTTATACCGTTGAGCTATTTAAACGTGCCTGTGAAAAACACGGATTGACACAGGACGAGGAGGCGGCGGTAAAATCTTTTACAGCTAAGATCGATGCGTTTGCTACTTGGTTAAAGAATTTTACAACACAGTATGCTGAAGGGGAGCCACTTGTTGAACAGAGATTAGCGATCGATAGGTCGTTCAATAAGGTGGACTATAATGACCCTTCTGTATTGATTCGGGGGGTGATCGACTTAGGGATTCTTACTAAAAGCGGGGACGGCGTCATTATTGACCATAAAACTGGTAAACATAAAAAGATAGGGGAACACGCAGCACAACTGAATATCTATCGATTATTTACAGTTGCGCATTTTCCAGTTAGAGGAGTTCATTGCGCAATCCACTATGTTGAAACAGGCAGAATGGATTGGGCGACGGCCGAATATAGAGAACAAATAGAGCAAAAGTATCGTCCTTGGTTGATTAACTACCTCAATAAGCAAGACTTCAAGCTCCAGCTTCTTGAAAAGGGAGCGCCATCTCCCGAAACCGGTTGGCAGTGTAGATATTGTGGGTATCAAGAAGGCTGTCCGGAAGGACAAATTGAAGTAGAGGAGTGGAGACAAAAGAAAGCTAGGCGAGAAAAGAAAGACGGCGACGAAAACATCTGAATTTGTCGGAAGGGCGCATGGCAAAGAAAAAGAAAACACTAGCAGGGTCTCCTGGCCCTCGCTCTTCGAGTGATATCATTCGGTCACTCGGGATCGTTTCAGGAAAGACTCTGCTAGAAGGAGTCTGGCCTGAACGACAGATAAACAGACGATCACAAAATATTCTTCGTTTTCCTTGTCCGATACACGGGGACGCCGATCCTTCAATGGATATTGATTTCATTGAGGGGTTTATTTATTGTTACGGTTGTCACTACCACACTAGATCCTTTCTCCAGTTTTTTAAAGACGCACAAGGTTGGTCTTTTAAAGAAACGATTGAACGGCTTCGTCAGTATCCTACAGTTAAACTCTTTTCGGATACTGTAACAAACGAGCTAGTCGATCGCGACATCCACTCAACTGCTACGCAGATAATGGGTACGATCGATAATCAATACCTTCAGTATCTGATTAGCGGTGAAGGATCGTTTGAAGGGATAACTACAGCAATAATTGAGGCAGCACAACCGGTCCTCGATTGGCTTTTTGGAACACGAAGACTTAGTAAAGAACTCGCATACCAAATGCCCTACGGTCTTCTTCCTCCAGGGCACATACAAACTAAGTTGATAGAGGAGTGGTTTAATCAGGATGTTGTTAGAAGACAACAACTGAATCAACCACTAATGGAGAAAACTTTTCGAGAAAAAGTAGTAGAACGTATCGACGCGATGTTAAAAGACGTAGACGGTTCTTGGATGAATAGCGTTGTATTTATAACCGGTTACTCTTTTACTGCTCCTGGACGAATCAGACTTCGAAAACACAACGTCGATAAGGCAGAGGGATTAAAGATTCTTCCCGGTTTTGAGGATGGAGATCCTACCGGTTTCTTTGGTTTGTACTCTTCTAGTTTTTCTGGGTTTTCAGAGAAAAGTGCACAAGCTCTTCCCGTATTTATGGTTGAGGGCGAGTTCGATGCTCTTTCAATCATGGAAGGAATGAAAAAAGCAGGAAAAGCGAATGCGTTGGTTATTGCTTCATGTGGAACTGCCAATGAAACCGATCAACTCATTGATGCAGGGATAAAAAAGATTTATCTGATCTCAGATGAACCTTCTGCTGAATTAGGAAAAGGCAACGAATGGACCAGATCAAGACTCACGTCAGCTATTGCCGTTGATGCTTTTGTTTTCTCTCGTTGGACGGACATAAGCAGTGAGGCTCCTACGGCAAAAGACCCAGATGATGCGGTTCACGCATTGGGGTTTGACAAGTTTTATCAACTAGCGATGTCTGACATAAGAGCAAAGTATCAGACGGCTATTGATTGGTCGCTAGATCGCATCAATGATGAAATTCGTTCCCGTAGAGTCAGCGCCGATGACGTACGCAGTATCACAGAGATTGCTGGACGGTATGGACAGTGCGTAGCTCATCCTGCTGTACAGAGCGCCTTTATTGAACGAGTTGCTCAACTTTTCAACATCTCTCCTGGTCCTCTTCGACAGCAAATTGTCCAAGCTCATGACACAGAAGAAGCTTTTCGTTTAAGAATAACGGAAAGACTCAAGTATGAGTTGTACCCCATTTGCAAAGAGACTAGTGCCAAAGGGCAGATGGTAACAACGTACCATCGTACTACTAAACAACGAATAGTTCTCCCGATGCATGACGGTGAAGCCATTGGAGTTGCATTGGCGTCTGTACACGGTAATATTTACAACTACGTAAAAAACTTCATTGGAATTCCTGCTTTTTTAGAGACTTCTCCTGATGGTGTTCCGTGTCTTACTCCAGAAAAAACTCTCATAAAAGATATTTACTTCTATCTTAAATTGGGCGTCCAGGACATGATCATGGGTCTTAGAGAGAGGAAAGATTGTATGGAATACGGACAAGGGGCAATGCTTCTAGAAGATCCAGCAAGACCAGGCGAACAGGCTGTTTACCTTGTTAATGGTCTACGTGTTTATAAAGGGTGGTTTATTCCAGGAACAAAGGGGCTTCATTGGGAAGAACTTCCAGGGCCAGCAGATGGACCACATCTTTTTCGTACTCGCGCAGATCCTTGGTCTGTAGAAATAAATGATGTAAATGACCTTATTCAAGGAAACTCAATAACTAAAGAAGATGTCTTTGCTGCAATAACAAAGGTCATTGAACTTATTGATAAGAATTGGACGTTTGCGCATCAAGATACTGATCCTATTGTCTATGCGTATCATCTATTTGCTTCAACAGTTTCATGCGCTTTTCCCGTAAAAGCTATCTTTGCAATTAACGGTGATCAGCACTCTGGAAAGAGCACGCTTTTAAGTTGGGCCGCAGGATTGCATGTTCCTAAACTTCAGATACTTGAAGCTTGTGAGGGAACAACCAATTATTCGGCGGCATCTTTTTATCAGCACCACGATGGATCTTCAATTAGTGCTGCGATGGATGAGTTTGAGGATAGTGGCGATATTACTACACAAAAAGGACGAGAAGTTACCAACATCTCTGAGATGATGCGAGGGTTAGTCGGAGAAAAAGGAGTTCGGATAGGGCGAGGGACCAATACCGGGGATGGAAGTATTGTTTATCGTTTAAATATGAACGTATTCATTTCTTCCATTCTTAGAGCTCGGCAAGCACAGGATGACAGCCGACGATTTGATATTGAGATGCGGAAAGATGAGAGTCGGCGGTCCCCTGAACAAGGAGTATTTTCAATGATCTCCTTGGAAGAACTCAGAAACATTCGTCGGTTGATGTCTATCGGCTTCTATAAGTTTATTCCTCAACTTCGTGCTGAGTACGATAAACTAGATAAAGCGATCAACACTACGGACATCATTCCTTTTAAAGTTCCTACTCGATACATCGATAACATGCTCCAAGCGTGTTCTGTTATGTCTTTTCTCGATCAGGATTGGAAGAGTTTGATTGTTCGTGTCTGTGAAACAAGGAAAATGAAGATTCAAGCAATTGCGGCCGATACTGCGTCTTCAGTACTCTTTGATCGTCTTTTTTATACACCTGGAATCCGAATGGGAGATATCGGAAGAGCAGTTGCTGCTATTATTGAACTTCTTGCAGATCCCAAAGAAGCGGCCGAGATTAATAGTTCTCGTTGTGGAATTTTCTTCATTCCTGATAAGAACTTAGCAGTTGTAAATTGGATTCGGGTACAAGCCAAAGGAGGTCTTTTGGATTACTGGCCTGAATACAAGACAATGGACCATAGGAATTTAAAACACACGTTTGATCAAAGCAATAGATCTCTCCGAACTGAAGAATACGAAAGCGCAGGAGTTAAGGAGTTTCTTCAGCAGAGAGGAGAACAATTCAGACCTGATCTGATTTCTGTGGTTAATCTTGATGATTTAATCAAAGAGATCCGCAGTAAGAGGGTCACTGAAAGGAAACCAGAAATGAATCTAAGCAACGTGATCACTCTCCCAAGACGGGTAGGCACGAATACTGGTTCAGGAAATTTGGAATAGAGATGCCTGGAATCTCGCTCCCTGAACCTCCGGAACCGTTTTCTTGTAAAGTCTGTGAAAGCCCCGAGTATTTTTTCAAAGAAGGACCGGCGTGCGAAGAATGTCCTGCTTTGAAGGGCTATCACTATTTTCCCCGAGGTGAAGGACATGTAGCTCCGGACGTCCTCTTTGTTGGGGACGTTCCGGAGGTGCCATCAAAGCACCGTATCTCTGGGGATTTTCGCGATTTCACTAAACATTTCACATTTTCAGATGATGCAGGAAGAGTTGTTAAGAATGCCGTAGAAGAAGCTATTAGTGAAAATAGCGACTTCAAATGGATAAAAACTAGGTATGTTTACGGTGTAAAGTGCGCCATAGACAATCCAACTAAAAAGATTATCCAGTGTTGTCAGACTCCTCTATCTTCTGAACTTTCTGTGATACACCAAGCCCGGATTGCAGCGGGTAAGGTTGAACGATTAGTTATCGTTGCTCACGGGCTAACAGGGCTTCGAGCCCTGGGGCTTTCTGTTGCTAAAGCAGAGGATGCTGCGGGCAGAGTCTTTGAAATTCAGTTTGGAAACATTCCAATTACTGTGGTTGCAACAATGTCTCTCAAAGCCATTGCCGCCGCAGTGGGGAAATATTCTTCTGTCAAAGCTGATATTCTTCGGGCGTTCTCCCTCGTCATATCCTCGAAAATCAATATCCTTTCTAGAGAAGAGCTTGAGAAAGGGTACATCTATCCTAAAACGTTAGATGAAGTAAAAGCGCTTATAAATAAGATCGAAGCGTATACTGAAGGGAAAAATGATCCTACTAACTGGCTCATTGCTTTTGATACAGAAACTAACACCCTTCACCCCCATCGAGACGGTCTTCAAGTTCTGAACGTGTCCTTTGCCTGGGGCACGGGGATGGCGTGCGCCATCCCTCTTTGGCACGAGGAGAACACTGCCTATGATCCAGCGGAAGCCTGGAAAGAGGTCCAGCGACTCCTTGAGGGGTCTAAACCAAAGGTCGGTCACAACTTAAAATACGACTGTAAGGTTGTCTGGAAACAAGGCGGAAAAATAAACAATATCCGTTGGGATACTTACCACGGAGAACATGCCCTAGAAGAGGATAAAAAAGGGCAATATAATCTGAAGTATTTGGTGAGACAATATCTTCCTGAGTATTCAGGATATGAAGATAAACTTCACGAAATACTTGAGAAAACAGAAGGAGAAGATCAGAGAAAAAGTATTAAGACTGGAAAAGCGGACAAAGAACTTTCTCTTCCGAAACCCATTGCTGAGGCCCTAGAACGGTTGATGCTTCAACCGAAGTTCAAGGCGACAACTCTAGAAAAGAAAATAAAGGAGTGGGAAGGGGAAGAGCAGGGTCAAGAAAAGATCAAAGATGCAAAACTTCTTTTAGCGGCGAAGAAAGCTGGAGAGTTTACACAAAAGAGTAAGAAAAAGAAAGTAGAAGTAGACGAGGGATTTAAGAAAATTCCTTTAAAGGATCTACTTTTTTATGCTGCGGTAGACGCAGATGTAACTCGACAGCTTACGATCAACCAGTCTCTTCGGATGCATAAAGAAGACTTCCGGTTATTTACCGATCGAGATACGGTCTCCCGAGATAATACCTATCAAGACGGTATTCATAAAAAAGAAATAAAGATTCGGTATAAGGAGACCTCTCCTTTACAGAATCTTGTTAAAAATGGGTATGTCCCTCGCTTGATTGCTTTAGGCCGAATGGAATATTTCGGAGTAAAAGTTAATCAAGAATACCTCAACGACTCGATGGTTAAATTGGAACGAGTCGTTGCTGAAACAGAAGAGGAAATCTATAAGTTGGCTGGTGATCGCTTCAAGATAGGAAGTGGAGCACAACTTGGAAGATATCTTTTCAATACGGGTATCGGGTTTGTTCACCCAAATCAAGAAGCTATTGAAACGATACTTAGTGATCCTCTTTTAAAAAGTAAAGTTACGTATGCTAACGGCAGGCTAATGTATAAGCCCGTTAGTTATACGAAACTTGGCGCAGCACAAACAAATGAAGCAACACTGAAGGCATACGTATCGAAGTACAAATGCCCATTCTCTAATTTGATTCTTACCTATAAGAAAGCTATCAAAGCAAAAGATACCTTCCTTACAAACGTAAGGGATCTTAGTTTACTTGATGGTTTTCTTCATACCTCGTACAATCAAAACGGTACGGGTACTGGACGTCTTTCTTCTTCGAATATGAACATGCAGAATGTTCCGAAGGGAGAGATGGGAACGATTCCAGATAACGATCCGCGAGCGTTACTTCTTACTCCTGAACAGCGTAAGGGCGTGAAGTGTAAGAGACTTTTTATTCCTGACGATGACAGTAACTGTTTCTTCAATATCGACGCTAAGGGCGCAGAAGTTACCATCTTTGGATCGTATGCTGAAGACGATATTCTTAACCAGGCTCTTCGAGAAGGACGAGACATGCACTCGTTCTTTGCATCAAAAGTACTTAACCCTGTAGCAGTTGCAGGAGAACTTACTGGAGACGCCCGGAGACACGCCCTTGAAAAAGCAGGGATTGACGACGAGCATGGTTGGACATATGAAGATTTCGTTGCTGGGAAAGAGGATCTTCTAGAAGACAAGAAGTATTGCGAACGTTTAAAGAAACTTCGCGATAATGTGAAGAGGGTCGTCTTTGGAATTCTCTACGGAGCAGGCTATAGAAAGATTGCGGAGATTGCGGGGATCGATGAGGGCCTTGCGAAGACAATCATTCAACTTCTTTTTGAACTTTTTCCCGCAATTCCATTCTTCATCGAACAGATCAAATGGGAACTGAACACGTTTGGTTTGGTTGAAACCTACCATGGACGACGGCGACGTTTTCTTATTCGAAATGCTCCTAAGAAACTTCGCGCACAGGCGGAAAGAAGGGTGGTCAATTTCGAGATTCAAGGTGAAAACTCAGATATCGTTCTTGATACCTTGGTTGCTATTGATCCTATCATCCGATATGATTTCGGAGGAAAACTCTTACTTACTGTTCACGACAGCATTGGTGGAATGATTCCGAAGAAATACACCAACCAGTTCTCTGAACTCATCGATAAGTACGGAACTCAGAAGACTGCGGAGAAACACCCTTGGCTTCAAGCACCGTACAGATGGGATAAAGAAATGGGGGTGTCCTACGGGGATCTTCTTCCGATTGACACCTACCTTAAAGGAATAAAAGATGAAGTAACTTTTGGAGATCTTGCTGGGTACACGGAAGAAGAGATGTACGAAGATCTTCGAAACGCAGTTCTCATTGGAGGAGATTGATGGAAATGGGAAAACGTGCAGGGGTAAAGCGGGCGCTCTTTGCGTTTCTTTACACGAGGAAAAATGCGAAGTAGATTAAGGGCTCCTAGAAAGGAGTCCTCTCACATGGACGAACAACTTGCGTGGATCGACGTTGAAACAACCGGGCTGTCCCCAGAGAAACACAGGGTGATTGAGATTGCGATCGAGGTCACTGATCACGATCTCAATATCAAAGAGTCCTACGAGTCCAAGATTGCGCTTGATCTTCGCGATCGGCTTCTTGCGGAGCCGAAAGCATTGGAGATCAACGGGTATACCGAGGAGGAGTGGGAAGGCTCACCGGAAGGAGATGAAAAGTTCTGGGAGAACATACGAAAACTACTCAGCAAGAAAACCCTTGCTGGGCAGAACATCATTGCTTTTGACTCTCATTTCGTAGCGTGTGAGATGCTACGACACAAGATCAAGCCTTCTTGGAGCAGACGCCAGTTTGATGTAATGACCTTCTCCATTTACACCATGATGGCACTGGACGTTAAGACTCCTCAAGGGTACTCCACAGCAAGCCTTCCTGACGTCTACCGTGCCCTTGGGGGTCCAGATCTCCCAGAGCACAGGGCCATGGCCGACGTGAAGCGGGCTCAGTGGGTTTACCGTGTATACCTGGAGAAACTGCGGAAGTACGAAGAGATCAGAAAAGAGCTCTCCAATGGTTCTTCTTTGGAGAAGGTGGCTGAAATCTTAGCTCGTTAGATCCAAGACTCCGCTGGCGATCTGAAGAGCCATTCTAGCATAATTCATTGCATGTAAGCAGTCATCCGGTTGGGCGGGAGCATGGTCCCAAATCTTCCGCCCTTCCGAGGTGACGTCTTCATACTCTGAAAGAATATCCTTAAAAATGATTTCCGTGTTTGGATCGTCTGCTGGAAAGATCCAATCGCCTCGATTAAGGGAAGTCATCACAGAATCAATGGAACGAGTGCGGTTTATGTGATAACACCTTTCGTCTTTTTTCCATCTAGCATAAAAATCTGACGTGACGTAGCGCATCTTAACGATCTTCTCTGCTCCTTGATGCACGGTTCTCCGTAGAACGTCTGCCTGCATATTTCCTTCCCCGGCATCACAGGCAATGACTTTAGCTAACTGGTATTGGTTCAGTACTTTCGCAATTCTCTCGGATTCAATAAGGGGGTTGGTTCCTGGAAAGATCTCATAATAGAGAATTTTTACTTTTGGCCCTGCAACTAAACCAACAATTATCAATACTGTTCTTGACACACCTTTCTTTCCTCCACCCGACCAGTCTATCCCTGCACCGATATGCCCAACGCCTTCCATGTTAATGATGTTGCTAGGAACTTCAGATATCTTACTTCCAGTGCAGAGAGCACGGAGTTGTTCAATAGTAATAATTCTTCTTCCTACGCTGTCAGAGACACCGATGATCTCATTGCGGAACTTGTGAAGGGGGTATGGGTTTGGACCATCTAAACAATCAAACACATCTGTCCAAAGCTTTATTGCCCGTTCATACTCTGGTGTTCCTTCGTTCCAGCAGGCAGGGATGTTCTTGGGCATGATCGCCCGCGAAATATGAAACCCTTTTACTTTGGCTCCTGGATTGAAGTCGAGCCAGAAGCCCGTACGAGGGTTTATTAGCCCGCTGCATTTAAGGCATATGGGTCCAGCGGGAGAGAAGGACTTCTCTGAACGAATCGCGTTGTAGGTATTGCAACTTTCGCATTTTATTGTCCACTCTGTTTGTGTGGACGCTTGCCAACGAGACTCAATCGCATTTTCATTGGTTTTCGGAGTACCGCACTGAGTGGAATATTGAAACTCTGAGTTACGAGCACATTCAGCAACGACTGGTTCAACGTCTTCAAGAACAATGTCTTGAATTTCATCTAAGCAGTAGCGGTCGGCGGTCAATCCACGAATTCGGTCGGGATCGTCTTCTGCATAAGAGAGGGCGATGACGGAACCGTTGGAAAGAGTACGCAGGAAGACGCGGTTGGCTTCTCCTCCAAGGAAGTAGCGCTTAACCAATGGAGAGTACTGAATGGTTGGTCCCAATTTAAGGGAAGAGAATCTTCTTGTTTGTTCAGAAGAAGGGGAAACGAAGACAGTATGAAAGAAGGGATAGACGACTGATTCAACGATTGAGTTGTTTGCAATCGTTGTTGATTTGCCTACCTGCCGACTTGTCTTGAGAAGAAGATGCGGATAGTTGCCATCATAAATGGCACGGAACATGGGATAGTTATCAAAGTCAGTGGGTTTACCGTCAACCCTTAATAGTCTGGTAGCATATTCAGACCCGGGAAGAGAGATCAGTGACGCTTCATCCGGCGAGGGAGGCATGTTGATGGTTCCAAGTTTCTTCTCGCACACTGAGATGAGTGCGAACGTCAGCTAAACGATGAAGCTGAATGGTCACGATAGAGGTGTCTTCGTTCTTTAGTTTACTGTGTAAATCGTCAATGGAAAGTTTCCGTAAGTCATTCCACCGAGAAACGACTTCTTTTCGCGTGTCGTTGTTTACGAATGTCATTCGATCAAGGACCGGTTGAACAAAGGAGATCTCATCGGGGGCGATGAAAAATCCAGCATCTGCAAGGATGACAGCTAAGGCAGCGTCTACGTCGTCAGGATCAAACCCCTCGTCTTCGTTGGGAGTTTTTCCTAGAAGATGTTGCACCTCTCGCATGGCCCAACAAAGTTGTTCCGGTGTGGGGTGATGGAAAGCGTCCGCTGCTGAAGGAACTCCGTCACAGGCCAAAGCGAAGGCACAGAAGATGTCGTAGTCGTGGAGCCAGTGGGGAGTGGTGAGAAGAGTCTGTGCCCCCAGGATCTTTGCCAGGAGTCCAGGGTGACAGGGAACGTTCAAACGGGCGAGTTCGATACGGAGGGTGTCAGGTTCCCACTCGGAGATCCCTTTCCCGAAGAGACGCTGGCAGGCGTCCCAAGCGATGGACAGTTCCACGCTGGGGTCCGCCAGTAGGGCGCGAGCTGACACGGGCTACACCCCTGCGCTACGCAGCGCTTGAGAGAGCACCCGCTGGCTGTCTCTGGGGAGGGTGGGGAGGATCTCTGCGAGTTTCTCTGCTTCCACTTGCCCGCTGGGAGCCACGGCTTGAGCGATGTCGTCCCCTAGGGCATCCGAGAAAAACTCTTTGCCCATTTTCATGAGAGAAGTGACCGAAACGGCTCTCCCTGCGACATCTATGGAGGCAAGGTCTGAACGCTTTTCTGTGTTAAAAACAGTGAGCAGGGGATCAGGAAGTCCTCTGTCGTAGAGCTTACGTAGACCAGCGCGTTGATCTAATTCATCTACTGCACTTGCGAGTTTGATACGAGCATTCTTGCTTCTTGAGAGTTCGTAGTTGTTTTTCATAACTACTTCACTCAGTTCAAGAAACGCCTTTTTTGTGAATTCGTCCGAACAGGCTTCAGCCCTTGCCCGAAGAGAGTCTCGAAGTTGAGAAGAGTCGGTTTCCGTGGCACCTACGTAGCGATAAGCAATCGGAGGAACAACCATTCCGAGGGCCTGGGCCTTCTTGTAGATTCGTCCGAATGCTTGTACTCGCGACTCGGGAAGAAGCTTGTCACGGTTGCTGATAAGAGCTTCTACTGCTTCTTTTACTTCTCCTGCGGTTCGAATTGGCCAGAGGTTCTTCTCCGGAAACACACAATCTTCCGGAGCAGCAGCAACTTTCTCGATCACCTTTTGAAAGATGTTTTCGGGAACGTTGTATGCTTGAAGCGCTGTCTTGATTTCTCCCATTGTGAGAGGAGAAATCTTCGAATCTTCCCGAGCGTAGAGAAAGGAGATAGCTGCGGCTTCTTTAGAGTCTACGGGGTATGTGCGGTTGTTCTGATCAGCAAACGCCGTGTCCGGAAGTTCTGACTGATCTTCCGCAATTTTCATTACTCCGACGTAGTCTCTTGCGTAGGGATGCTCTGCAAGAAGATGACGAAGTTTACCATATCCGGGATCGTGGAAAATATCCATTGCTACACCTGGGTTGGGTCAAAGGTCGGACAAACAGCGTATACAGCGCGAAGCGCGGCTTCTTCAGCTCGTTGAGCAACTATTACAACCGCTTCCGCATTAGCAAGCTGTTGTGCAATCGCCGCACACTCGGAAAGTTGTACTGTTAGAGCATTACGAGCTGTTTCCAACTGTGTTTGTTTGGAAACGAGAAGGGTTTGGTATGATTGAGGATCAGTTGCATTTAAAACGAATGTTCTCGCATCCGATGTTGCCATTGGATACACGAGACTTCTTGCAACTTCCAAAAAAGAAACATCACGAGTCAGTGTTTCTATTTTCTCTTGTGCCGCAGCATCAAGGGACTGACACGTAGTCTGCTGAGATAAGAGTGCGTCTCTGGCTGTTTCTGCTGAGATTCGTGCAGAACGTGCTGAACGATATGCCTGAGTAAGAGCATCTACTGTTCCTACGCTTCCTTGGGGAAGTTCATAGGACTTTTCGATATTAGTTCGAAACGTATTGTAGTAGTTTCGATAGTCTTGAACAAGAGTCGAAAGGCGTTGAAGAAATGTTGTATAAGCAGAAGAAGCGGCAGTAAGAGTGGTGTAAGTCATTGATACAGATGAGGAGAGATACTCTGTTTTTCCTTGTTGGACCGCCCTCACACGATCTCGTGAAACAGTGGTTAACTCATCAATATTTGTTACTCTTGCGAATGGATCTCCGTAGATCGTTCGCATGTCGGTAGAAACTACTTTGATGTAAACGCTGTCTGTTTCTTGTCTTAAATCATGGGGAACAGCGATACGAGAAAGAACGTCGGCTTTAGGATTTAAAGGATCAGTGATGGTAAGAACGAAGAGTTCTGCGAATGGAAGATCCCCTTTGTCTGTAATTCGTACAGAAACTTCATAGTTGATCGAACCATCCGAAAGTTGAACGGCTCTCCGTACTTGTGCAGCAATGGGATTGCTCATTGCGTCTCCGAAGAAAAGATAACAGTTTCAACGCCACCAAAGGGCGCATGACTGTATTCGTCCCATTGGTAGCGCAACATATTCAAACGTCTTTTTATATCTGCAATTAAATCTACTGCGGCTTTGGAGGTAATGAATGATCGAGACAGCGTATTGGAACGATAGTAATTAACATCTTGCGCAGTGGCTTGTCCTTGGCTGGGAGGAAGATGAAGCATATCATAAACAGAGGCTACATGTTCAAAAAGCCCTTGCGTCGTATCAAAGACGAAGACCTCTTTTTCAATTCCAGAGGAGTTTAATGCCTCTACTTGTACACAGTAAAGAACCACTGCATCAGGCTGTACCTGTGTACGTGAATCAAAGCGTACTTCTAACCAGCTCATGTTGGGGGATAATCCTGAATGAGAACAGTGGAAAAATCGGTGCTGTTTTGATTAGCGGCGTAACTTAGCGCTTCAACAGCTTTACGAACAACGCTCATTCGATTGAGTGCTGCGTCAAGAGTGGGTTCGATAGTTGTCATTCTCATTGAACGAAACAACTGTAGTGTCTTATCTCTTCTCTGTGTTTCCCCGTAATTTCCCCAGCCCTTTAAGACATGTGTGGAGCTGTACAACTTCCAGGGCGCATCAGAAATCTTCGTAGGAAAGAAAATGAATTCATAGATTCCTGCTGGCAGGGCGATAATCTGCCAACGGCCAAAGTAGAACGTTCCAGTGCTTATTTCTCCTTCGGTGATGATTCCTCCCGTTGATCCCATCCTACGAACTTGAGCGATGTTTCCAGAGTAACTGAGAATCTCCCATCGGCTGTTATAAGAAGTGTGTGCAAAGCCGTTTACTTGAACCCAACGGCCAATGTACTCGTCAGTTAAAGTCACTCCTGGAAATCGCATTTGTTCAGGGGCGATGGCTTCAGGAGCAGACCCTGTTTCATAGACAATGTGCCCGATATAAAATCGTGGAGGGTTGTAGGGAACAGTTGTCTGTACCCAATAAGAGGGGATGGGATCTAGGGCAACTTCATCCCCCGTTACGGCATCAAAAAGAACTTCTCCTCCAGTTTTTTTCGGCTCAAAATATTGAAGTTCGTTTCCTTCGTAGGTTTGAAAGTCGGGTAAAGTTGTTATTCGTTCAAACTTTTCTCCAACCACTGTGGACCGAATGAGAAAAAGCTCTTGGAGCGAAGACGTGGTGTAGTTTTTGGAGGTCCACTGACTGAGTTGAAAACCCTCTGGACGAATGACACCTTCCTGGCCTAGACGGATAATCTGAGTCATGGACCTTTTCCTAGGGATCGATCAGTCGCTCAACAGCTCAGGGTTCGCACTGGTAAACGAGACGGGGGAGTATGTTCAGTCGATGACGCTAAGTGTAACCCGAGACCAGCGGGGGGTACAGCGGGAGGCGTTCATCAGAGATGGGCTGAGGGACTTCATCGGAGATCATCCAGAGCACATTCAAGCGGGGGCAATTGAAGGGTATAGCGTGGAGAGCACGCACCGTTCTTTTGATCTAGGAGGGATCTTTAGTGTTCTTCGTCTTTACGTATTTGACGAAACGGGAAAGGATTTAATGGTTGTTCCTCCAATGAGTTTGAAGAAGTTTATCACTGGAAACGGCCATGCCGACAAAGAAATGGTTCTTTACAGCGTAAAGGACGTATGGGAGATCGATTTCAAGGGTGCGGACAATTCAGCCGATGCATTTGGACTTGCCAAGTTCGCATGGGCAAAAACAAAAGGAATCTATCAACGCCGCTGTGAAGCTGAAGCGGTGTATGAACTTTTTAAACCAAAAGTGAAAGTAAAATCCAGAAGAAAAACTGTTGACGTGTAGGAGAAATATGGAAAACGATAGACCTGTTTTTGAAATTAAAGAAGAAAACCGCTTCCACTTGAATCCTCTCTTTCTTGCTGCTTTTCGGGGGAAACAACCCAAGTTTGGGCCTCAAGGACTGGTAACGTACAAGAGAACATATGCCCGAGAAAAAGAAGACGGGACAACGGAAGAATTCTGGGAAACGGCACAGAGAGTTGTTGAAGGAATATGGGCCATCTTCAAACAATATGTGACCAGTGCCCACAACCCCTGGGATGAGGAAGAAGCCCAGGAGAAGGCCCAGGATATGTTTCAGAGGCTCTGGGTTTTTAAGTGGATTCCCCCAGGACGAGGACTCTGGTTCATGGGGACTAGGGCATTAGAACTTCGCGGGGGAACCTCTTTGCAGAACTGCGGGTTCATAAGTACACAGTCAATTGATCGCGATTTCGCAGAGCCGTTTGTTACGATGATGGACTTTCTCATGCTCGGAGTTGGAGTGGGTTCCGATACACGAGGAGCAGGAAAAGTCATCATTCGAAAACCCCGTATGGGTGGGCCGCACGTCGTAAAAGATTCCCGTGAGGGATGGTGTGCGGTAGTAAGACGAGTGCTTGATGCGTACGCCCGTAAAGGAGTTCTGCCATCAGAAATAGATGTTTCTCAAGTTCGTCCAAGGGGAATTCCTCTGAAGACTTTTGGGGGAACAGCTAGTGGACCACAGCCTCTTCTTGAGTTAATTGGTAGCATAAGAACTCTTTTAGATGATCGTATCGGTGATCCTATTACTTCAACAGATATTGTTGATTTAATGAACTATATCGGAAAATGTGTTGTCGCAGGAAACATACGTCGCTCTAGTGAAATGATCCTTGGATCTCCAGACGATGATGAATTCCTTCGGCTGAAGGATCCAACGCAATTAGAAGAGTTAAAAGAAAAGTTTCTTCAAACAGTGTCTCCTGAGGAAAAGGAAACGATACAGAAACAAATTAATGAGCATCCCCTTATTTCTCACCGTTGGGCAGCGAATCTCTCCATTGAAGCATCAGAGATAAGAGATTTCTCCAAGTATGCCGCGCAAACGGTGAAGAACGGGGAACCGAACTACGTCTTTCTAGATAATATAAAATCCAGAGGTCGGCGGTGTGATCCGCACGATGATAAAGACCGATTTGTTATGGGTCTAAACCCCTGCGGGGAGCAACCGCTAGAGGACGGAGAGCTTTGTTGTTTGGTTGAAATCAATCCCAACGCACACGAATCTTTAGAAGATTTCTTAGTCACATGTAAGGTGGCTTACCAGTATGCCAAGGGTGTTACTCTTATTCCCACTCATCGTCCTCAAACTAATTCCGTGATGACTCGAAATCGACGCATTGGGACATCCCTAATGGGCATCTGGCAGTTCTACGAGAACCGTGGGATGCAGGAATGTATTCGTTGGTGGAAAGCGGGATACGCAGAAATACATAAGTGGGATAGGACGTATTCTCACTGGTTGGGTGTGGGAGAATCCATACGAAGAACAACGGTTAAGCCCGGTGGAACCGTACCGCTTCTTATTGGTGTAGAAGGGGGAATGAGGATACCGAACTTCCTCTTTGGTTATCGTACGATACGTATGGAGGAGAACAGTTACATCGTTTCTGCTTGTAGAAAAGCCAACTACCGAGTTGAAAAAGATCTCACTACACCAATGACTGCGGTAGTTTATTTTCCCGCAAGTAACCAAGGAATGAGAACAATCTCAGACGTTTCCCTCTGGGAACAGGCTGCTTTACTTACGGCGTTGCAACGATATTGGTCCGACAACGCTGTTTCTAATACGTTGGTTTTTAATGATGCTGAAGCGAAAGATGTCGTAAAGGTGCTTGAACTTTACGCGAATCAATGGAAGTCCGTTGCTTTTCTTCCGCATAGAGAACATCTCTATGAACAAGCGCCATATATCCCTTGCACAAAGGAGGAACATGAACAGTACTCTGCTTCTCTTCTGCCCTTAGATTTATCTGGGGCGAAGCATGAAGTGGAACCGGATAAGTTCTGTGAGGGAGAGGCGTGTGAAATAAAGTGAACTGGTTTTGGAGCAGAGGGGATCGCCCCTCTGCTCTAGAATCTTGTTACTCTAGTTTTGATTAGCCGAACTCTGACGCAGTTTAGATAGGAGTCTGTAACTGTATCAATTGTTTTATAGCCTATGTATCCGTACTGATCTGAAGGGGCTACGGACATTAGACGTTGCATATGGACCGTTACCCTTTGCCTGTATTCACGAAAATAAGTATTCGTGGGGACGCTTTTATCAAAAGCTTCCATTGAGATTGTTTTGATGTTGTGGGCATAGGTATCTGATGCCATTAGCTGTTGTGTAAAAGTTCCAGGAAGAGTTGCGTTTCGAATAACTGGAATAATCAGAGCCGTAGTATGTGGCGTGTGGTCCAGTACGCTTCCTCCCGACTTCCATTTTAGTTGAATTTCAACTTCGATTTCCCACATATGAGGAATATCGGTAAACTGGAAGCCATCAATGTTTGTAGCATTGGGAAGAAGATAAAACAGAGCTGTTTTATCGAAAACATGATTATCTGTGGCGTCAATACCGGCAATTGAAAGATAAGAAGTAGCACCTATTTGAACAGGAAACGCTTCATCAAGTGCCCATTTTGTTATGTCTGCTGCAAAAGTCGTTGACGTATGCCCCGTCACACATGTAAAATAACCATACGAAGCTGAGGGCGTATCACATACGTAAACTACGTCATTTACGTTATATACAATCCCAGTTTGCCAGGTACCCCTTTGAAGATAAACTGTGCCAGATAGCTCTGAGTTATCGGCCGCGCTATACGCACGAAGGTTCATATCTATGGCAGAACGGTCATAGAAATGTTCCATCGGTGTATAACGATTATCGTGTTTATGGTTGGTAGTTACCTCGGGGGCGCTCCCTGTTTCAACCCCATTAAGTTGTGCAAAATCTCCTGCAATAAGAATGTGTTCTGAGTCACGATCGATAGCGTTTTTTCTGAGAAGAATTCTTCCAGGAGTCACTCGCATATTTCGAATAACATCGCCCTCGCCTACATCGTAGTGCCAATTCTCAAGAAAAGGTGCTTGGTCATTCATCTGTGCAAATGACGCAAACGAGCCATTTCCTGCATGGAATGCACGAATCTTATTCCCGTAGGCGTTGCTCCCTGTTTGAATAACCCCAAGGAAGGCTATTCCCGCTCCAGTGAAGGTATACGTTGAGAAATCGGGAAGAGTACCATCTAGATTTTGAAGTTGTAGTTGTGCAGTTCCGGGAATGTCGATTACACGATAGTAACCGGACATATCCGTTGCACCAACCGTTACCCCGGTCAGTTGAACGAGTACGTGATCTATGTAGTAATTAACCGTTCCCCCGGGTGGATATGTCTGTGTGTAAGAAGGAATCGGAAGCTTTGTTCGCATGAACGGAAAACGGACCCCAATGGTTCCTCCAGTGAGAGTAATAACAGAGGTTCCAG